TATATGGGATACTTATTTTTCATAAAAACGCATTCAGATTACCTTGTCGCTCTAACTTCTTTCTAAGTATTCTAATGCTACCATATCCAAGATCATGTAAACATTTCTCTATAGAATATTTACGAATATGTTTGCAACTGTTAGTTGCTAATGAAGCATACTTATTCCATTCCATATCTTTTAATTTATTAATAATATCTTTTTTACTCTTTTTTAAGATAACACCATAACCAGAACCATATTTTACATCTGTAAAATCATATACTGTTGGAAGAGTTTCGCCAAAATATGATGATGAAACATAAAAATCATATGTCCCTATTTTTTCTAATCCGCATAACCTATTTGGTGACGAACAGACAGTATATATATCGGCATACTCTGATATATCATAATCTGGGAATATCCCTTCCCCTTCTCCCTTTTTCCATACTTGAAATAGCGTGTTGACTTTAATTTCTTTATTATTGTCTGGGGAAAAGAATGATTCGCCATAAAGGACTTCTGAATGAATCAAATGACCATTTGTGACTCGTTTCATGTTACTACCTTTACCATTACTATGAAACGACATGGGTAGAATAAATGCTACATAGTCTGCAAATAATAGAGAACGATTAATAAATGCGAGAGCCGTTGCGCCCCTAACACCAAAAGGTGGATTACCTATAACAACATAATTATTATTTTCTTTGGGATACCATGTTAAGTAATCTGCTTGTATATATTCTGGTCTTTTACGATCATACAATTCTATACCTATACGAGAACTATTTGGTAATAGGTTATAGAACGATCCTTCGCCAGCAGATGGTTCGATATAGGTAAAAGTATTATCTGGTATTACCAAATTTGCAATATCAATGCATCTTTTAGCCGTTTTCGATGAAGTGAAATAACTATCAGCGGGTAAACTTTTATTTATTGCATAATGTGGTAACTCAGTTTTTTGTTTGTTATTTACCAATCCATCCCATGCACTAGACAATTTTTGATACCTCTCTTTTAAAGTTTTCTGGTGTTAAAGGAAGTAAAGGATATTTAGCACCAGAAGCTTTTCTTGCAGATAGTTTAAAGCTATCAGAACCATCTTTGGTCATAGAAACGGTTAAATTTTCTGTCTCTTTTTTACTCCAAATACCAAACCATAAATCATTTGGAGAAACACCAAGACCAAATACATAATCATATACTACATCTTTTTTTATTCCATTGAACTGAAACCCACCACTAGTATCTTCAGTAGCAAGTTTGTTCTCAAATTTAATACCAGAATTAGTGATGATATCAAATTCTCCTTTACCACCGTTGATGATTTTAGCACTCATACCAATGAGTTCTTTTATCAATGTAGCAGTAACCTCTTCTCCAAAATCACCTTTAGGTGTCATTGCCGCCGCTTTAACTACCTCATATTTAGATCCATACCATTTGTCTTCAACTCTTCCAGCAAGTTTTTCCAACAGTGGAGTAATAATTTTTTCGATACTATTCATAATACGATTCGCTTTCTGTCTTGTTATTCTTATAAGATATCATAAGTTTAACTTGATGTCAACCCCCAACGATTCTTTGAGACCACATATATGGGATATTTATTTTTCATAAAACGCCGACAAATCACCTGTCCCTTTTTCTTTCTCTAACTTCTTTCTAAGCTTATATGCCTTTTGATATGCTTTCTTTCGTGCTTTATACTCTGGTGTTTCTCTACGTTTCTTATCATAAACCCTCATATATGCTTTCTGTCGTGCTTTATATTCTGGTGTTTCTCTACGTGCATCATTATATGCTTTCTGTTGTGCTTTATACTTTGGTGTTTGCTTATATACCTTCTGTTGTGCTTTTTGCTCTGGTGTTTTTCTATATGCCTTTCTCCATGCCACTGGATCATTAGCCCATACACCACCCTTCCACCTTGGATTATTCTCACCAGATATATCTATTCCATCCATCTCTCCTTTTGCAAGGATTACTGCGGCTAGCCGATCTCTCTTATCCCCTAGTGGTATCATGTCTATTACCCATTGTGGTGGATTACATACTTTTAGCAATGGTTCTAGGTCACTATTTCCATATCCATTATGTATGTAAGCATGATCTAGTATTGATACTTCTACCATGTTTTCTTTGAAATAAAACTCTTTCCAACCAATCTTATAACTGGTTGTCAGTCCTAGTTCTTTACACTTGTATATGGGAACTATGTGATGTTTTTGTAGGGAACTCATTTCGGATTATTTACCCAATAGATTGTATTCGGTGGTAGGAACCCATGTATAAACCAAGCGTTACCAAACATAGGAGAACCACCACCAGTAAAGTCCACACGATTATTATAAACCAGTGCAGACATACCATGCTCCATAAACATTTGTCCACGTCTTTTACCTTGGAATGACGCAACAGGTAAGAACAATGCGAATGGCTTACCTAGATCATAGCAGTGCTTGATGAACTTGTCTTTCAAACTGTATGGTGGATTTGTTATGATGCCATCGTATACATCGGTTACCGTACAATCAAAGAAGTCTTTCTCATCCGATCCAACTATATTATAACCGTATTTGTTGAAACCGTCAAGTATGTTAGAACTCTTTCCACTGGTTGCTTCGTAGTAAGTCTTATCCTTGTCCAAGTATTCCAACAAAGGGTGGACCTGATCAGACGGGGTATAACACTCATCACTCTCAGCGGTATTGCTAAGTTGTTTAAGTATGTTAAGACTTGTCATTTTCTACCCAACGTAAGCCACCGTTCTTACCACGATCTAGTTGTGGGTGCCAGATACTTTTTGTTTTAACATTAACCTTCTGACCAATCATTTCAGAAAACTCTTTCAAGTCCTGTTCATTATCAAAACGAACAATGACCTTCGCATATGGCTCTACCTTTTCAGATACGAACTCAGGCATATTGACCCATTCCTTTTCTGGAAAGTTTCCTACCTTATCATTGTCTGAGTCCAAGAACTCAAGTAAAGTGCTCATGATATAACTCCATTCTTATATGCATACTCTAAAGCGTTGTTAGCCTCTACATGAAGAGGCCGACTCTCATATCGATTACCAGTTTCAGAATCTAACTGCCTACACAATGTTTCGATTTCATTGGCAGTAATAGCATACTGTTTACCAACAGCGTTGCTTGCTATCGATACCATTATCTTATAGATCATAGCATATCTACCGCTATTGTCAATATGGGCAATGTTCTTAAAGTCTTTTACAAGTCTCTTGTTAACGAATGGACAATCCTCATACCCTGACCAGACAACATTAGTGTTAGTCATTTTATCTTTACGATAGTCTAGGATCTGTCTCTGCCATTCCTCAGGTAGACGATCCATGAAGTTCTTGCTATCTTTCTTTTCGCTATACTCCCACTTGGACATTAGCTCTGTAGGATTTATGTGGCTACCGCCAGTATTAGTAAAAATAAAGTTGAAAGCACCATTGTACGTAGCAGGGACATAATACATTCTAGATAAGTCTTTAGTTTGTTTATCTCCAATCGAATTGAGTTCGGAGTTGAGTGCAAACCAGAAATGTTTGATAGACTCTTTTTCGATAGGCGTTCTAGTTGGGAAGCATAACCTAAACTTTGGTAAACCATGCTTACTGCTTGCAGTAGAATAGCAAACAAAATAGTAGTCACCATAAAGCCTAATAAGTTCATCTTTTAGATCCCCTTCAAATGTGTGATCATCAACGTCAACAGCACACCAACTTGCCCACCGCAATACATTTTTATTGGATCTAGTCGTGCCATCCTGATATATAGCGGGTGAAATAAGTTCAGCATTTTTCTTTCCTTCCAGAGGTCTTTCTGATAGTTTATATAGAAACTTCTCAAACTTATCCCACTCATCGAAATCTAATGTACGATGAGTCTGATTATCATATTGACTCTCAAATATAGTTACTGAATACATCATCCAAAGAAGTCTTCTAGCGTTGCTCTTGGTTCTACACTCCACCCTATAGCGTCTAGAATAAACTTTAAGGGTTCTACGAATGTCTTCCCAAACATTATATCATAATCTACATACTTATGCAAGTGCATTTCTGTAGGTAAAACCGCTGGAAAGGATATTATATTTTCCTTAATAGGGTTTGGCTTGCGTAAGTAGATAAACTTAATCTTCTCACCGTTCTTGATAGTTTCGTACTTGCGTTCAAGTGAGTTGTCTTTGATAGCTTTGTTGTATAGTAAAGACCCACGCACGTGTATTGGTGTTCCTTTTAAGTATATATCTTGTTTAGACTCCCACTTACCCACATCACTCACACCTCTAGGAAATGCTACAGACTCTGGTGGTAGAGACTTAAACTCTGTTCTGAAATCCCTTATGAACTTCTGAACATCCAGTTCGGTTCCTTCTATGATCACACGAAAGATCTCTTTGAACTTATTACGAACAACCTCAGGTGTCGAAGACTTGATAGCCTCAATGCCCATCATCTTGAGTTTGGGTTCTGCGTATTGAACACCTTCGTTGTTATGCACGTTTAGGATGTATCGTTTCTTGGCTACCCATATACCACGATCAGCAATCACCTCACGACCCATAACCATACGAGGTTTGAAGGCATTCATTTTGTCAAACAGTTCAGAGTAAGACTTCTCCAATACCTTTTCGAAGTGGTCTTCACATATCTTGCTAAGTGTCTTGACAGGATCTTTTGGGTTTAACTTGGAAACAAGTGGAGAAAAGTTGACATATAATGAGTCAGTATCGATAGCGATAACATAGTCTTTGTCTACAGTTCCCAGCAACTTATTCATCTCTTTGTTCATGGCAATCTCTGCCCAACGAATTGATAGTTGCCCTGATAAAGTAATACCCTCTGCCACACGCATATCAAAGTATCTGAAGTATTGATTGCCCAGCGCACCATAGAGAGAGTTGAGCAAGATCTTAATAGCCATCTGCCTATTCTCTAGTTGGTTGATCTCACGCTCAAGCTCAATAGTCTTCGTCTTCTCATATGCCTGTTGAGCAATAAGCATGGACTTCTTAATAACACTACGCTCAGAATAATAGTTCTCAATAATCTTTGGAACAATACCTTGGAACTCTTTTGTGAATGCAGAGCCGTTTGCGGCTACGGAGACGCCCTCTGTGTCGCAAGACTTGTTAAGATAGTAGTCTACCCCATGAGGAAAAGATTTGTTAGGAAGTATTGTCTCTGGTGACATATTGTATTGGACAATGAGATTAGGATACAGACTGTTCAAGTCGAAAGATACTACCCAATCATGAGAGCCAACCATAGGTTCTTTGACATACCCGCCGGGGTATGGTGATTTCATCTTATGTTTGTTGGGTGGAACAATAGTGCCAGTAGCATTCAGTTCCCGATAGATGATTGAATCCCATATGGCTGTAGTGCCAAAGGTATCCGCATAGTTCACGCCACCTCTATATGCCATAGTTATAGCAAGGGTAATCAGACCCATCTTCTCTTCTAGTCGCTCAATAAGTTCTACGTCTCGAATGTTATAGTCAATGAACTTCTGATGATCTTCTTTGTATAGAGTGTACAAGTTACCATGTTCTTCGATAGACAGTTTACGCTCCCCAAGAACTACGTAAGCAATATGGTCTAGCTTGTAGGACTCCTGTGCTCCATACGAATAGCCAAACTTCTGAAACAGATCATAGTAATCAAGTTGCTGAACACCAGTGATCTCATAGGCATCCATACGTTTACCTTTGATATGAAGTTCACGTTGAGACACTAGCCCCCATGGAGATAGTCGCTTGACTGCTTCCTCAGATCCAATACGTCTGATACGATTGACAAGATAGGGAATGTCGAATAGTCGCACGTTCCAGCCTGTGATTACATCAGGACAGTTTTTGCCCCACCACTCTACAAACTTGGCAAGTAGTTCTACCTCACTCTTACAGTGGCGATACTGCACAATAAGTTTATCACTGTAAACCTTTTCAGCATCATACTCATCTAAACCCCAGACATGATATACATTACTAAGACTAGACTTGAGAGCGATAGAGATAACAGGGTGAGCGGCATCCTCAGGAAACGGGAAGCCTTCATCAGATGCTACCTCAATATCAATGTAACATACATCGACTTTGCTACTGTCAAACTTTATTTCTGTGGGGAACTTGTCAGCGATAAACTGATGTATGAAGTTCTGATTACCATACACATCTAGGTTATCAACATCTTTGTATCTTTTTAAGAAGTCTTTTGTTTCAGACATAGAAGAAAACTTTATCTCTTCTAACTGAGCACCGTCTATAGACTTGTGCTTTGCTGTTATCTTATTAGAAGGAAGGTAGAGCTTTGGCTCAAACTTGTACTTGGCTTCTATTCGTTTTCCATAGTTGTTTACGCCACGATACAAGATGGAATTGCCGTATCGATTCACGCTAGTATAAAAGTTCATATATCCTCCAAACTTACACTTAGCTTATATTGTAACCTATTCTATCAAGAAAGTCAACAGCCTTTGGATGCATTTGTTTATTACAACCTTTACATGGAGACTGCTTTCTTTCTCCTTTCATCAAGTCCTTTTGAAATGATTTTAAAATAACATTATCGTTTAAATATTCTTTTATAGATTGAGTATGAACATTCTCTAGAACAGTGGGGTTAAACCATTCATTACAACATAGATTGTAATCGCCGTTGTAGTTTATGTAGACCACATGAAAAGGTTTTTCACACATCAACTTATATTTAGGATGAGAAGGATTCTGTTCAGTCTGTTGACTTACTATAGAACCAGCCCTATTATTGTATATATTTTTAGTATTAGTTCTTTTGTCAACAACATGAAAGTTGTATTTGGAATATATTTGTTTTGAAGTTAACTTACTCTGATCATAGATGCTGTAGTCTACTTTCATCAACTTGTTTATCTTGTCTAGGTATCTATCTACTCTGTTACCATTTGTAGATAACTTAACTTTAAATCTGTCTAACCTATCCAAGAGATCTGAAAACTTAGGATGTAGAGTAGGCTCACCTCTTCCAGATAGATGGAATTCGATATCTCTGTCTAAGTTCTCTGCGTGATTTATTATAACATCTAAAGTGTCTAGGCTCATGTTTAAATTAGAGTTTGGATACCCCACACTTCTTGGGCAAAATGAACAAGTCATATCGCACAGTTCTGTTACGTTTAGTTCTATGCAGATTGGAAAGTTCATATAACCTCTATAATATACTAAAGGGGCAAAAATGTCAACACCCTTGCCCCCTTTATTTTTTATAGTTTTTTAAGCTCTAACGTACAAATCTTGGATTGAGTATGAAACCCCATCCTTGCGAGTTCCGCTTCCGCTCTTCTGTAACCCATTATCAGAATGTAGCGTTCTAATGAAGACCACAAACCCGACAAGGGCGAGAATATATAGTTGCCTACTAAAGTTGTCATTAGACCCATCCCTTTAGATTCAAATTAGAACTAGTAACTATCTTGACTGAGTAATCAGAAAAGTGATCGTGAGCTACTGAATAGATATCGCCTCGTGAAAGACCGATATCCTTTAATTCATAGTTACTTAATTTGTTCAGTTCACGAATAGTTTCGTGAGCCTTTCGGGAACGTTGATGCGATCTATGAAGTGACTTCAATGGGCTTAATACAGCCTTAAAGAGTTGTCCGACCGGGGTGATTACCATCAGTTTCGGTAAGTAGTTGCTTAGTATTAGTTGTGTCATTTTGTTTCCTCGTTTGACCAATATTGATTTTACGAGGACGCATTTCTTCTGGGATGTTATACTGCAAGTCTATTGCCAGAATACCATCTTGAATATCTGCTCCATTTACTTTTACGTGTTCGGACAGCCTAAAGGTTCGTTTAAATTTCTTTGTTGAAATGCCACGATGGATAAATTCTCTACCTTTAGAGACGTGTTCCCCTGTGATTGTTAAAGTTCTATCTTTAACTTCTACAGATATCTCATCTTGTGTAAACCCAGCCACAGCAAGTTCGATGAGGTATTGATCATCTCCATGCTTTATAACGTTATGTGGTGGGTAGTGGTCTTGAGCGTGTTTAGCAGTAAATTCTAGTTCACTAAACAGATGGTCAAATCCAACAAAAGATGAACGTGGGAATAGTTGATGTAAGCCTGTCATTTGTATCTCCTTTTGATCAAGCAAGATTATGTCGTAGCCAGATTATCTGCACTACAACATTATTTATAACATATAATATAACACTAGTTATGCTATTTGTCAATACCCCATATGAAAAAACTGGCTCTGGGGGAAGGAGTCGAACCTTCAAAGCTTTCGCCACACGATAAACAGTCGTGCGTGTTTACCAGTTTCACCACCCCAGATTATTACTATATTGTTTTGATAGCTTGAAGTGCTGGTATCATTCTAGTAATACCGATACCGCCACCAACTCTAGGAAAGAAGTCAAACTTAAAGAACTCTTCTAGTTCTGCCTCTACTCTCTCTTTACCAAATAGTTCGAACAACAACTTTGAGTAAGCCCCTTCGGTTATGCTGTAGAATGTATCTCTCATCATATCTACGTCACAACTACGTTCAGCACTACCTATTGTTTCCATGCCACCCAAGATAACATCAATCTTCTTACTGGTCTCTCCACCTTCATTCCTACTCATATTCCAGAATGGACTAGTCATCTCTGGGAAGTCTGTGATTAGTGTGGGTCCAAAGAAATTTCCCATTGCTAGTTCATGTTGTGCTGTAAGTTCTGAATTGATATGAACACCATAATGCTGTTGCCATTCACG